ACATTCAATGTGCTGAGAGTAGAGCCCGGCTGCACACGGCCGCCCGCGCCCCACTGCACAACATCATTTTGCATAGCAACCACCGATCCGATCCGGCAGCAGACCGCCTCCACCGGTGCAGAGAATTGGATGGTGCGGAGCGTGGTTTTAGTGCTCATCAGATGGTAATAAGCCCATCGCCATGCCTGGTCGCGGCTGGTGCATCCTGTGAGCCGGGTGCGGGTAATCTTCGGCTGCAGGCCGCTGTTAAGATCGGCGGCCGTCATAACGGAAACCGGCAGATCCATTCTGTAATTTCGAGCGGCGTCGGCAAAATCGCATTCGATCAATGTGCAACGATCATCGAGCGAAACCCATTGCTCCTGAAAGGCATCGCGCTTTGTATTGCCCACCGTGAAAAGTTGCACGGGATCGCCGGGCGCATCGATCACCACCGTGTAACGCATACCTATTTGCAGGACAGAGGCCCGGCTCATTGCGCCGATTACCTGCATGGCGTGCCATGCGTCGCCTGCTTGATCGAACACGCCGGCAAAGATATGGCGGCGCGTTGTGGAGCTGTCCTGATTGGTCACCGTCTCATCGTTGAACGCGGCCCACGCCTCGAAGGCCGGCACATCGATTTGTGCGGCAGGCACGCCCATGCCATAAATCGGATTGGCCAAAAGGTCATAACAAACAACAGCCGGATTATCGTGCTCGTAGCCGGCCAGGCCGGCGGGCAGAACGGTATCCGCGCCAATGTCATGCTGGATGGTGGCCTGTATCTGAATACTGCCGCCGTTGAGCTGAGAGGTTGCCAGCGCCTTAACGCCGATCAGAATCATGTTGGGATAAGCGAGATTTGACCAGGTAACTTCGTTGACGTTCCAAAACCACCCGTCGCAAATGTGCTGAGAATCGGGCGAGTCGGCATAAATCACGTCGTTGTTATTGTCCTGGCAGTAGCCGATCTTTGTAAGCCGACAATCCCATCGGCCAGAGGCGAGGCCGTACACGCTCACGGTGTCAAAAAACGCGGAGAAGGTATCGTTCTGAACAACGCGATAACCCTCCCACCAACTTGTCACCAGCGCCGGGTTGGTGTTCGGATCGCACGGCTGCCATTCGCCTTGAAATGTGGCGGACGTGGTAGAGGTTGAGGTGTCAAGGTTGACGATAGTAACGGTTTCAGTGCTGCTCCACGGATCGCCGGGGGTGTGTGTGCCGTTATCGGTGGCATAGACGATGCCCGATCCGGCGAAACGATCGGTAGGCACCACAACCCACGCCGGCCACGTCTGTATGCCATCCTCGCCCGTCGTCGCGGCGGTGGTGGTGTTATTCGGGAAGAGCGGCGAAACCCAGGCATTCGTGTTGTACGGAGAAACCTCGACTTTATAGATAAACTTGAGCGGCACGTCATTGCCGTCGTTGGTGATGCGGTAAAGGCCCGAAGGGAATTTGACGGTGATCTGCAAGCCCTCAACATCCGTGCCGGTGCCGCGCACGATAATAGGCCCGTTGGCGACGAGCAGGTCTTCCTCAACCGGGTAACCGTTCACTGTGCAATCGAAGCCATCTATAGGCGTCTGGTCGTTGGTGCCATAGCGAACCTGATAAGACGTGTTGAGAAACACCGAGATATCCTGCTGGTTAATGAGCAGGTTGGTTATGCTCTTCGCCACGCCCCACCCGTAACAGACAAGCAGGTTAATATAAGCGTCGGCCCCGTCGAATGTCACATAGCTTGAAATGACATTTCCGCACCACCCGAAGATTCCGTACGATTTTGGAACCGGCACGCCCGGTTGCGCCAGGCCCTTTGGGCCGGTGGGGTCATAGGTGGTGGACCATGCGGGCGAGGCAGGCTGGCCGTGATTAAACGCCCACGAGATAAGCAGACCACCGCCCAGGCCGACGCCGGCGGCAATTAAGCCGGCCTGCTGGGCAGTGAGGTAGCCCATAAAAGAGCCGAACAAGCCCACACCGCCGGCTCCCATACTTATGGCACCTACAACGATAGTGAGAGCCAGCATGGCCACCATCTGCCAAATCTTGCCGCCGGCGGCGCGGGGAAAGAGCACGATCTCATCACCGGGGCGCACCAGGGCGCAGGCGGTTTCGCCCTCCTGCAGCAAGTTGCCATTCAGGCTTATTTTGTAATTGCCGGCGGTGAGCCCGACGCGGACCACAAGGGCTTCGACGCTATCGGCGTCGAGCGGGATCACATCAACCACACGGCGCTGCTCGGGGCGCAGGGGGTTGAGGTTTTCGATAATGCGAACGGTGCGGTTTTCGCGTGGCGGCAGAATCTCAGGAAGCACGTAAGGGCTGGGGGCTGACTCAGCAGCCGCCGAGGTGGCTTGATTCAGAAAGGGGATAATGCCTGTTTCCATCGATAGAAGCCCTCAATTCGAGCGTGCCATGGAAACGAGTTATACCGCTCTCTTACAACACCAGCGCCCTCGCGGGCATGGATCATGTATCCGCCGCCGCAAACGACGCTAACGTGCCAAGGTGGATCGACAGAGGTAAACAGAATGGCGTCGCCGGGCCGCGGATCACTGATGCGCTCCCACTGCGCTGCGGCGGCGTCCAAACCGGATTGATCGCTCGTCCAATTCGGAACGGCACGGCCGAGGCGGCGCTGGATTTCCAGAAGCAGCCCGGCGCAATCGTAGGCGTCGGGGCCGCGGGCATCCTTGCGCCATGGCTTGCCCAGCAAATCTGCCCACACGGAATAAGCGAGAGTGTCCATTAGAACTGAGCGGCAAGCACCGTGCCATTGGTGCCTATGCCTGGGAACGCACCGAACCGCTCCGCATTGTCATGCACTATGCAGCCGTTTGCGCCGTCATAGGTGCCGTCGCAGTTAGGCAAAGAGCCGGTATACCCGCATTGGGTGCCTTTGTAATTGCTCACCCACATGCAAAACGTGGCTCGATAAAGGAACTTGGGAAAGAGCTGGCGCAGGGGGTTGAGCGCGGCGAGGGTGAAGGTGACAATCTCGGCCGTGCATACGGACTTCATCACGGTTGTAGAGATGGCCAGATCGGGCTCACCGGCGGGGTGCGCGGTGTTATAGACGTAAATGTTAGCGGTGGCCCCGGCAATGCCGGCATATTGTTCGATGATGCCCTGGAGGATGCGCATCGTATTCGAGACGCGCAAAAGCATGGTCGGCAGTTGCGCCTGGCCGGGCTGATCGGCGCTGAATTCAAAGTTAAAAGGCTGATAGGTCTGAATTCCATTGCCGTCTCCAGCATCGAACTCGATAGGGTCAACATTGCGGGCAAAGCGGAAATGCTCAGTGTTCCAGATGATATCCAAGAGCAAAATCCACGCATCCGCCGACGCGAGGAGAAACTTGTCGCGCTGGGCGGCGATGGAAAGAACGGCCATGGGTGAGAGCCCGGCTGCCATTACTTCACCCTCGGCGCGGGTGGTACACAAACAAGAGCGGGCATCTTAAATACGGGCGGCCTGCGCGAACCGAGCCGAGTGCCACCGGGTTTTGCACCATGCGCGTAGGGCACTTATACCTCCGTCAGTTCAATCTTTGCGCCGTAGACTTTCACGCCGTTTGCCCAGCCGATATCCGCCATTTCCGGCATCTTTGAAAACCGCACCAGGCACCCGAGCGGCAACGATCCAACCGTGCGGCCGTAAGGCGAGAGCGGGGTGAGCAGCGCGCAGCCCACGCAATCCCAGGTAACCGATGCGGAGCCATCGAGCGTGATAGGCGTGCCCGTGGCGTTATCGAGCGCAACCTCAAGGGCGATCTGAAAGGTTGCCGCGTTGGCCGGCACGGTGAACTGATAGCCATAGCTGGCCCAGCCCGCGCCGAGCGGCACAAGCGATCCAAACGCGGATGAGATAAAAGCCCCGGCTGAGTTAAAAAACGTGGCCCGCACATTGGCCTGCAGAACGCCCGAGGCCAGGGTGCCCTGCACGCCGTTCACCTCGGCAATGAATGAGTAGACTTCGCCGGGGTTACATGAAACCTTGGTATCGCAATTCAGAACGCCGGTGACGGTAGTGGATGCGGCCACCGTTTGCCCCGAAACGGTGGAGAATTTAATCGCCTGCGATCCGTCTTCAACGGTGCTCGTAGAGATGGCCACCAGCTCTTGAGATACGCCCTGCACGGCCCAGCCAAACACGAGATCAGACGAAACGAGCGCCGGAAACTCAAAACTCCAATTCGGCAGAAGGTTGGGGAATAGAAAACTGTTTGCGCCACGGGCCGCATAGGCTGAACTCATGTGGAACTCATCGAGGGCGCGGATATCTTCTGCCACCAGGTTGCGTATGTTGAATGGCCAAGTGCGCCGCACGCGCGTGAACCTCGGGCGCGTGGCAACGTAACCGCTCTCCATCGAATCTCGGATTGTGTCATCCTCGGTGGTCTTCGAGGTATCCATCGCCGGCTGCCGGGAGAGGGACGGGAACACGAGCGGGAACGTCGCCATAGTTCCAGCGTGTTCCGAAACATCGAAACGGCGCTAACATAGAGCCATGCAACTCAAAGCGACGGTGGACGTATCGGAGGCGGTTGCCGGGCTGGCCGATGTTGAGAAGCGCCAGATCCCGTTCGCGCTGGCAAAGACACTCACGGGGTGTGCAAAGGCTGGCCAGGCCAAGGTGCAGGGCGGCCTGAATGCGAAGTTTACGCTGCGCAATACCTTCACCCGGCAGGGCATCCGCATCAAGCCGGCGGAGAAGAATGGCGCGGTGATCGAGGCCGATGTTCACTCCGATACCGCCAACCGCTCAACCGGCGCGCCTGATTACCTTCTGGCCCAGGAAGAGGGCGGAGAAAAGGTGCCCCACGGCGGCCGTGAATACCTGGCTGTGCCCACCCGCTACTTGCGCCAGATGGCTCCAGGCGCGATCCCCGCAGAGCTGAGACCGCGTAACCTGCTGGGCGCGGTCGGTGGGCGCTACACGGCCATTGTGCGCAAAACAAAGCAACTCGCGCTGCGCAATCAAAAAGTGGTGCGGGGGTTTGTCTTTTTCATTCAGGAGATCGGCGACGGGCATAAGGCGATCATGGGCCGCTATTTCACCGAGCACGAGGCGTACCCGTTCTATTTGCTGATCCCAGCGGCGCACATCAAGCCACGACTCGAGATGCAGCGCGACGTAGAGGTGGCAGCGCGGGCGGCGTTCCCAGAGCTGTGGGCGGAAACCTGGCGATCGATCCTGGCCAGAGGGCTTGTAATTAAATAAAAAAGGGAAATTCTGGCGGATTGCGGTATACTGTGCAGCAAGTTTTGAGGTATATGATGCTGCATAGTTCTCGCGCTTTATCTGTGTTCGTTATGTCTGTCCTGGCGGTCTGTATAGCATCGGGTTCGGTACTCGCGACCTGCACCGGAGCCGACCCTTGCTATGCTTGCAATAACTGTAAGTATTGTGCGCACTGCGCCAAGCGCGGCGGGACTTGCGGCGTCTGTAAAACAAAGGAGGGCTATGAACACCCTGTCTAAACTTTTAATCGGCTCAATGCTCCTAATCGCCGTTTTTTTTGTTGTGCGGACAGCGGCATTTACGGACTCAAGCGCGGCAGCGGCCACAGCTCCTCAATCCACTCCCGCGCAGCGTGCCAAGGCCGCGGAATGCGGTGACGCTTTAGACAAAGGGCATGCCGCGTGGCACAGTATGTCGCAGGACGGGGACGTGGTAACAGTGGAAGCAGGGCCTATGTTTTCACAGGTTGACTACAGCGCGCGCGAAGCATTCACAGCGCTAACGGTCTGCTATTATACTCAAGGGCGCATGGACGATGCGGTGAAGGTCGTAGAGTTTCTCGACCCTTACACTCATCAATCGTTGGGGCATTGGTATAAGGGTGTCGGTCTATCTTTCGATCGTTAACCGTTAAACATCGCCGCGAACCCCTGCGTAATCGGGCCGTTGGTAGTCTGATCTTTAAGGATGATTTGCAGAATCATCGGTTCCACACCGTCTCCACCGCTCTGTTGTGTTGAGTCCACTGTCGCCGGCTGGCCCAGGTTGTTAATTATCACTTGAGTTCCATTCGCTGGACCGGCACCCCCTTTGCCAATCTGTAACGCGCTGGCGGCTGCGCTCATCACCGTGCCCGCGCCGGCCGCGCCGGAGCCGTTTGACACAATGCTAGACTTTTTTGTAAACAAACCCTCAATCGCCGAAAGACCATCGCCAACCAACCCCCCAACCCCAGACACGCCGCTCCTGTGAGCGTCGCCTTGGCCGCCTACCCATCCCTTTCCGCCGCGGCCTGATGAGTCACCAAATAGCACACCAAAGATCTGCGACTCGGCGAGTTCTCCCATGTCTCTTAGAAGATTCTCGCGTATCTGTTTCCACTGCTTGCTCCACTTTTCGCCAAAATTAAAAAGGGGATCAAAAAGCCCGTGTGCCAGCTTCTCGCTTTCATTTTCAATTTGTCCAGCCAGCGGGTCAAGCACCACATTGGGGGCTTTTGATTTGAATGCATCAAGCAAGGAACTGCCCGTATCGTCGGGCAGAGAAATTGTGGCACTGATCGCATCGTAAGCGGCCTTGGTTTCGGATGCCATCTCACCAGCGGCCTTCGCGCGACGCTCCTCAACCTCGGCCAACTTATCCTCGATCTGCATTAACTCCCGCTGAAGAGAATTGAACTTGATTTGCTGTTCTATACGGCCTTTTTCTGTCCCTGGACTCTTCTCAGAGATTCCCGCCATCGAATCTGTAATCGCCTTTTGCTGCGATTGCAGCGCGGTTATCTCTGCATTGAAAGCCGTATTTTGAGCGAAGGCTTTGTTTTTTAGATAAACGGTCTCCTCTATAAGCCCATCTTTGTGCGCTTGCTCATTGATATCGAGCAGTGTCTGCGCCTCGGTGCGAGCCTGAGCCTCCGATTGCTTCGCTATTGCTTCGCGGAGCTGCATCAGGGAATTTCCTAGTTGCTCTTGCAGCCGCGCCATTTCTTCGGCGAGTTTCTTTTGTTTGGCAATTTCCTCGGCGGTTGGTGGCGAGGGCGGTGCCCAGCCAGGCGGTGTGGAAGGAGGTTTCGGTTTGTAAGTCGGCGCGTCTGGAATGGTATATAAAAGAGGATTCCAACCGCCCAGGAATGCAGTCAGCGCGTCTCTTGTCGCGTGGCCGCTTGACAACTCCTTCATCATTCCAGTCAAGCCTGGTGCTGCAAAGCTGGCCATGGTTAAACTGAATTTCTGCCACTCAGCATCAAGGTCAGCCGTCGCCTCGTGCATCTTCTTCATTTTGTCTATGTCTTCATCGGTAAATATTGCCGCGTGTTTTTTTCCTTCTTCTAGTGCCGCGTTCAGTTCATTCAAAACAGGAATCAAATCTTGGCCGGACCTTTTAAACAATTCGGTGGCAACAGCATTCTTTAGAGGCCCTGCAGGCATCTCCTCAAACTTCCTAGCAACAAGCTGCAGCACGCCTAACAGGTCGTTACCCTTATTACGCAATTCAGTAACCGAGATACCAAGATCAGCAAAAGCCTTTATGGCTTTCTTGTCCCCATCTTCCGCCTCGTGAAGCATTGTGGAGATATTCTTAAAACCCTTCGTCAATGCCTCGAAACTCGTCCCCGTCGAAGCGGCGGCATATTTTAAGATCGACAAGTTTTCGGCAGATATCCCGGTTTCTTCGCGGAGGCGGCCAATCTCAACACCTGCTTCCATCGAAGACTGAATCATTTCCTTAAGGCCACCCACGGCCTCGCGTAACCCTACAGCGATGCCGGCAACCTCTAGGCCGCGCTGAAGCACCTCGCCTATCTCACCGAGGGCACTGGACGTTTCCTTAGCTTTCGCTTGCGTTTCGTCGAGGTGCTTTTTGACGGCCGCGAACACTTCGCCGGTTTTATCTTCGCCGGAAACAATTACGACTACGCCGCCTTTAGTTGCCATGCTTCACCGCCTGTTTCTTCAATTTTGCATCTCTTGCCGCAAAGAACGCTTGCGCGGCCTCGCCTGGAGAGCTGAACTTTGGGCGCTGTTTGCCGCGAGGCTTGCGGCCCATCAACTGATCGGGCGTGATCGGATCGGCGTCTTTGCTCTTATGGGGCAATAACAGCCAGCTCACCACCCAGGCCGACTCTTCACGGCGAAGGCGCATCTCGCGCTCGTGGCGCGCGCGGCAACCCTCAAGAATGAGAGTCAACTCAGAATAGAGCAACCCGTAAAACACATCGGGCGTGTAACCTAATTCACCACATACGACGCGAAAGGCATCTTCCCATGTGGGCGGTTTGCTCTTCTTTATTCTCCCCCGGCCTTTGCGTCGGCCTGGGGCTCTGTTTCCCCCGGCTCATCGCCATAGTAGCGGCCGAGAGCCTTCCCTATGGCCACGACAGCCTGAGTGACCCATTTGCGGCGAGTCAGCAGGTTGCCCACATCCTCAACCGTAAGGGCCTCGCCGCGGGCGCGGGCATCCTTCTGGAGCGCCGCCCAGAGGTACAGGCAAAGATTCTCAAGGTTCACGTCGAGGGTTTTGTTTACCTTGCCGGTGGCGTCGGCGGTTTCTCCGATTGTCTCCCAGAGCGAGCTATTCTTGCCGCCCGCGTTGCGGATCAGAATTTCGGTATTGAGATTAAAAACCACCTCGCGCCGGCGGTCAAAGTCAACATAGATCGGTTCACGGTACAGCACAATACTCATAAATCTCTCCCTATCGAAAAAGAGGGCGGGCCTGTTTGGACCCGCCCTGCCTCAACTGGCGCGGGCGAAGGCGTAACCCGCGCCGCCCTGTTGAATTCCTTTACTGAGCCACTACCGTGAAGGGCCCGTTGCCCTTGAGCGTAATGTCAACGCCTTCGAGCTTCGTGTTCTCACCGTCCCAATCCCAGGCTGTGATTACCGCCGGGCCAACGAAACTGTTGGCACCGGACCCGGCCGCATCCACGGGGAGCAGAATGATAAGAAGCGGCGTTGAGTTGAACACCGCGTTAAGCAGGTATTCCTGGCTGGCGTCGCCCTCGATGTAATCGAGAGTGGCAGATCCCTGAAACTCCTTCAAGCCGGGGATCATCGACTTCCAGCCGTTGTTGCTGTGGTCGGTGGCGTCAAGCTCATCCACCTTGAAGCCGCCCTTGAGGTTCTTGAGCCCGGCGACGATCACATTGCCTGTGCCGGGGTTATAGGCGAGCTGCGCCTGATAGCCCTTGAGCTTTGTCGGCAACTGCACAACCACCTTGGTTACCGTTACAGAGCAAGTGCCGGTGGCCGAAGCATATGTGCCAGAGCTTGCCGCGTCGGGCGTGTAGGCGGCCGTGAGCGTATCGGTGGCAACGGCGAGCACCCCGCCGGGGACGTTGATAACCGTCGCGCCATTGACAAGCGTGGACGCGTCGGAAGTGTAGCCGCCCGACGTGATAACAACAGAGCCGGTGGGCAGCGCCCCGCTGCCTGCAACGGCAATGGTGATCGCCACCGACTGTACATTGGTAAGGTTCGACTGTGCCGGCGTTGCGGTAACTGTGGGTGTGCTGGTGGGCATCGGTTATTCCTTTCGAGAGCTACGGGTGAAGCATGTTAATGGTTGGGTCGTCACGTCCTATAGTCACTTCAACATGGACCGTGATATCTACACAAACTTGATCGCTTGCGCCCTTATCGAGGTATCCGAATTCGATCTTGTCGATATAGGCGTCAGACGCCAGCCCGCCCAGCGTGGGGTCTTTGCGAATCTGCTGCCAGGCCCACACCACCAGCGGATCGGCAGCCAGGTCAACCTCACACGCCGCGGCGGTATAACAGCGCAACACGACGGAAAAATCGATATTCATTGAATCGCGGGCCGAATCGGCCTGCCGGCAATCGATGATCTGCGGCATGAGGTTGCCGGCAACCTCATCATCAGCCACGGCCTCGAAGCGTGCGCGATAGAAGACGCACGGCGCGGCCGGAATGTTAAGAATTGAAAGGATGGCCGTGGCGGCCTGGGTCCAGATCGAATTCGCCATCAGTCCGCTATCCTTCCCGGCCGCTCGGTTTCATGTAGACCATCATCAGCCACATTCCATTCGGCTGTTTCGTTGGCTCGATGCGTAACCCCGCGGCGCGTAGCCGCGCGATCTGTTGCACAGTCATGGAGCACCCCATCAATTTCAATAACGCCGACGCGATCCCGCGAGGGGCGCATCATGCGATCGGATAGCACATTGGAGGCAATCATGCGGTGGGGCCTTTCAGTACCATGTCGATAATCGACGGGTCCAGGCACTTCGGCAGCTCTTTAACGGTGTAAGCGCCGGGCACAAAGCCGGGCGGAAGGTTGGGGCTGACCGCGATGGTAATCACATCGAAAGCCCTTGGAACTCCGCCTAAATCGGCGGCCGGCACCCGCAAGAGAAACTCGGTGTTTTGGAATCCGCCAGGGCCGGCACCGTGCCTGAACACATCCTCGTACACATCGAGGATGCCAACCGCCGAGGCACCCATGCCGCCGTTTGGCGTCCAAACGATAGCGACCCCGAAGTCCTGCGGGTCAAAGATGGCTCCGAGATCGCTATCGCCGAACACTGTTACTTCCCTTTCTTGAGCTTCTCGATCTCCGCGAGAGCGTTGGCAAGCGCCGTTTTGGTGTTGGCCAGCTCGTCGTTGGCGGCGGACTGTTTACGCGCCTGCTCTTTCTGTGCGGCAACCTCGGCCTTCACGGCCGCGACGTTCTCTTTGGTTGCGGGCAGAACGCGGCCATAAGTGGTGAGGTACTTATAGTCGCGTGGCGGCAGGGTAACTACCTCGCCCGCCTCGGTCGGATCACCGTCGATCACCATGTCGATAAGAAGAACGGCATCGACTGGCACATTGGTTATCTTGCTTTGCAGCATCGGTCACCTCGTAAGGAATCAACCCACTCAGACCATGAGCGGGCCGCCGGTTGAGCGGCAGGAGTTACAAAGTCCTGACGCCGGGTTAAGGTTGCGCCATGCGGCCCCGGTATATGGGCCGCATGGCTTTGCAGTGCGTTGTGTGCGTGGGGTTAGGTGGGTTTACGAGATGGCAACCGTGACGCTGCCGCAGAACGCGGCGATATGGCGCACGGCGATATCGTGCAGCGAACGCATGGTGAGCACGATTGCGCCAGAGCCGGCCTGCGTATAGGGGTCGTAGATCACTTCGACCGCGCCCCAATCGGCCAGGACAAGCTGCGAAAAGTCACCGAACATCATCTGGTGCAGGATGTTTCCGGTAACGCCGCTGCCGGCAAGGTTCTGCAGGAGCTGGTTGGTGACGCCGGCCTTGTAACCGAGCGGCCCTTCTTCCAGCCCGCTGGGATCGTGGACACCTTCACGCCAGATCGGCTCGGCAAGACCAGCCGCAAACTTCGGCGTGCCCTTAGCCTGGCCACGGATGCCCGGCGTAACGATCCAGCCCGAGGTGGCCACATCGGCATCTGCCGCCGCGACCGTGGTCTCAAACTTGATCCAGTCAGCGTAGGTGAGGGGCTTGCCGCCATCAGAGAATGCGGTACCGCTGGGCGTGATGAGCGCCAGGCCGGTGGCATTGAACAGCCCGAGCGGGCCGGGGCCGCCGGTGGGGCCATTCAGCGCGGCATAGTCAAGCGCCAGGCTGCGGATTTTGTTGAAATCCGCGCGCATCAAGCCCTCAACATCGGGCGAGGTACTGGCCAGCAG